CACGAAGCACGTTCTGAACGTCAGCGCCATCACCTCCGTTGCCACGGGCGTTCCGGCGCAACTGATGCTGGTGGACTTGCAGGGCTACTGGCCCGGCATCAGCAACAACAGCGCCACGGCACAAACCCTGACGGGCACGCCCAGTTTGCGCTACACCAACGGGGCCGGGTGCAGGTTGTTCTGGGTGCAAACCGCCGCAGCGGGCGCCACGGCGCAGAACATCGCGCTCAGCTACAGCAACACGGTGCCAACAGCAGGCAGGACGCTTCCGGTGACGGTCGCCATGACGGCTTCCGGCATCGTGGGGCACATCAGCCACAGCGGCACGGCTGCCAACAACTACGGCCCCTTCCTACCCCTGGCATCGGGCGACACGGGCGTGTCTACCGTGGCGACGGTCACCTTCAGCGCGGCCAACACCGGCACCGGGGCGCTGTGCCTTGCCCGCCCGCTGCTGACGCTGCCGCTGACCACCGTGTCCGTCGCTGCCGAGCGGGATCTGTTGAACCAGCTTCCCAGCCTTCCTCGCGTGATGGACGGTGCCTGCCTCACGTGGCTCTACTTCGCGGGTGCGGCTGCGGCGGCGAGCACGAACTTCTACGGCGCGGTCGAGGTCGGCTGGGGCTGATGGCTCTCAAGACAAACACCACGCTCCTGGCGCAGCTTCCGTTGCGCCAGATCGGCGGCTCGCCTGGAACTTTCCGTTCCATGTGGGGGCGTGGTGACCGGATGAACCAGTCCGTAGGCCAGGGCATTCCGTCCAAGCTGGCAGGCATCCCCAGCGGGCACCTCGCGCCATCGTCGTGGGTGCTGCCGTACAAGCCGGGGGCGATGTCGTCGTTCACCAATCTGGTGGTGACGGTCACGCCGGGGCTGCTAAATCTTGCGGCTGGCGTTAATATTAACGGCTCTACGACGGTCACGATCACCGTCAATCCCGCTGATGGGCAACTCATTGTCTCGGCGTCAGGTTCAACGTCCATCACGTTCAACCTTGCAGGCAACTTGGCCGGTGCCCTGTCCGCATCTGGCAGCACGTCCTTCTCGTTCACGGTCAACAACGCCACGCTCGGCGCCATCGTCGACGCCGTGGGCGCCGCGCTGGTCCAGTTCTCAAACAGCGCCACGGTCAGGGCCACGGGAAATTTAAGCGGCGACATCACACCGTTTACCGAACTCAGCCCGCAAAATTTAGCGGCGGCGGTATGGGAAACGATTGCCGCAGACTTTAACGAGGCAGGGACGATGGGCAACAAGTTGAACCTTGCAGCATCTGGCGGAGTAGATTACGATACGCTTGCGCAAGCTGTGTGGACCTATGTGAGCCGCACGCTAACCTCGGGCAGCAATGACTGCCTGACCCTCCCCCAGTTCCTGGCTCTGAAGGACTGATGATGGCTAAGTCGCCTGCCTGGACCCGCAAAGAAGGCCAGAACCCCAAGGGCGGGTTGAACGCCAAGGGACGCGCCTCTGCCAAGGCTCAGGGCATGAACCTGAAGCCCCCTCAACCAGAAGGCGGTCCACGCAAGAAGTCGTTCTGTGCCCGTTCAGCGGGGCAGATGAAGATGTGGCCGGAAGCGGCCAAAGACCCCGAAAGCCGTTTGCGCAAAGCGCGGCGGGCATGGAAGTGCTGACATGAAACACGAAATTTCTGAGGGCACAAAACATGCTGTTGACGCCCTATCAGTCGTTACAGTGGTTGGCACGCTTGTGGAATTTTTACCTGCTATTGCAGCGATCTTTACCATTGTGTGGACCGCAATTCGCATCTGGGAAACCGACACGATCAAATCGTGGACCGGGAGAAAGTAGTGCCGGTTCAGTCTGAAAAACAGCGCAGGTTTATGTATGCTTCACTTGCAGGCAAGACAGATGTCTCGCCCAGCGTAGCGAAGAAGTTTGTTGGTCCCAAAGCACATGCCGAAGGAGGCAGTATGAAAGAGTCCAAGGAAATGATGAAGAAGGAAGTGGCCTTCATGAAGAAGAAGGGCGCTCCGAAGTCGATGCTCAAGCACGAGATGAAGGAAGCCAAGGGCTACGCCAAGGGCGGCGGCATCGAGTCCAAGGGCAAGACCAAGGGCAAGATGGTCAAGATGGCAATGGGCGGCAAAGCCTGCTAAGGAACAGTCATGGACTACGCAGCCGAATCTAAGCGTGAAGTAGAGTCGCTGAAGAAGCGTCATCCCAAGAAAGGGATTGACTCAACGATTCCTGCCGGAATCCGTGAAATGCTTGTAGACAAGCAAAAGAGCGCTTTGACGCCAGACTCCAAGTATGCCAAAGGCGGCAAAGTTCGTGGCGGCGGCTGCGAACAGCGCGGCCTTCGCAAGTGCAAGGTGGTGTGAGATGCGCTCAAGCAGGGGCATGGGTGCCATCAACCCTTCCAAGATGCCCAAAGGCAAGGTGAAGAAGCGCCGTGACAATACGGACTTTACGGAGTACGCTGAAGGCGGACAAGTGTACGCCGAGGGTGGACGGGTGAACGAAGCAGGCAACTACACCAAGCCTGGGATGCGGAAGAGCCTTTTTGAGTCCATCAAGGGGCAGGCTACCCAAGGCACCGCTGCAGGCCAGTGGAGCGCCCGCAAGGCACAGCTTCTCGCCAAGCAGTACAAGGCCAAGGGTGGGTCTTACCGTGACTAAAATATGCCGCCTGTGCGAGACAGAAAAAGCCGAGGATGAGTTCTATCGATTTTTTGATCGCTGGGCAGACAAGCATTATTTAAGCGCAAGGTGTAAGCCGTGCCACCAAGAATACAAACGCCAAAGTCCGACAACCTCTAAAAACCGTAAAGCAGAAAAACTTCAACTACGATACGGACTTACGTATGAGCAGTGGGAGTCAATGCGTGAAAAGGAGGGGTATCGTTGTATGGTTTGCAGTATTACCGAAGATGAGCTTGGTAAACGTCTAGATGTTGACCACTGTCATGATTCTGGCAAAGTCAGGGGGTTGCTATGTAACCCCTGCAACACTATGCTCGGACATGCACGGGACAACGTTGCGGTGCTTGAGGCTGCCGTCAAGTACTTGAAAACGAATGCAGGCGGGTACAGGGACTGACATGAAGGCCCCGCAGCAAAGTCTGAAGGACTGGACCTCGCAGAAGTGGACGACCAAAAGTGGCAAACCTTCTAGCAAGACCGGCGAACGCTACCTCCCCAAGGCAGCTATCGAGTCTCTTACACCTTCAGAATACGCTGCCACAACCAAGGCCAAACGCGCAGGAAAAGCTGCAGGTAAACAGTTCGTCAAGCAGCCTCCCAAGGTTGCTGCAAAGACCGCTAGGTACAGGTAATGGCTTGGTCTGACGTACTTAAAGCAGTCATCCCAATCGTGGTGGCGGCACTTGCGTGGTTGCTCGGGCAGGTAAACTCGTTCTCAGAGCGTTTGACCAAAATTGAAGGTTCCATGCCCGCGCTCATCACGTCCACTGGTGTACCCACAGACAGCCCGATTTCTGCAGAGAGGCGGGCAATTATGAAAGAGCAGTTGATGGCGCACATCAATGAGCTTCAAGTCAAGGTGCGGCTGCTGGAAGAACGTGAACGGATTGGGAAGAAACAATGACAACCTCCGGCACCGCTACGTTTAATCTCGACCTCAATGAGTACGTCGAGGAAGCCTTTGAGCGCTGTGGTGCTGAGTTGCGCACAGGTTATGACTTGAAGACTGCACGGCGTAGCCTAAATCTGCTGTTCGCAGATTGGTCAAATCGCGGTATCAATATGTGGACCATTGAGCAGGGCCAACAAGTCCTGACCGCTGGCACCAATACCTACACGCTGCCCGCCGATACGGTGGATCTGATTGAGCATGTGATTCGCACGGGCGCGGGAAATGTCTCCACGCAGACCGACCTGACCATCACGCGCATCAGTGTTTCTACCTACTCGTCCATCCCCAACAAGCTCCAGTCCGCAAGGCCGATCCAAATTTGGATCAATCGCCAAGGCCCTGCTCCGCAGTTCACGGTGTGGCCCACGCCTGACAATTCGCAGACGTACACGCTTGTCTACTGGCGCTTGCGCAGGATTCAAGACGCTGGTGCGGGCGGGACGTACACGCAAGATGTGCCGTTTAGGTTCATCCCCGCTTTGGTGTCAGGACTGGCGTATTACCTGTCTATGAAGATCCCCGGTGCGATGGAGCGTATGCAGGTGTTGAAGGCGCAGTATGATGAGGACTGGCTGGCGGCTTCTACAGAAGACAGAGAGAAAGCTGCGGTGCGGTTCGTACCCAGGCAGATGTTCATATCATGAGCAATCGCTTTGCAAACGGCGCAAAGGCATTCGGCTACTGCGATGTCTGCGGGTTTCGTTTCGACCTCAAAAAGCTCAAGAACCTCGTAGTCAAAACCAAGCAAACACAGATCAAAGCGTGTCCGCAGTGTTGGACCCCAGATCAGCCACAGTTACAACTCGGGATGTATCCCGTTTCGGACCCCCAGGCCATCCGTGATCCCCGTCCAGATACGAACACTTGGTACTCGTCTGGTGTGACTGCCACGGGCTCTTTCGGCGGGGGTAGCCGGGTGATTGAGTGGGGCTGGAACCCTGTGGGTGGGTCCAGAAGTTTTGATGCCGCCTTGACGCCAAATGCCTTGGCACCGCAGGGATTAGTTGGTACAGTCGCGGTGAACCCGCCCGGTGGGATTTTTGTCAACTACGCTCTGCTCCCAACGGCCTTGACACAAGCAGCGGTCAACACAGAACCGCAGCGCACGTTGTTCAAAACAACTTTGATCGGGGCAAGACCTGTTGGAGACATCAATGACTCAGGAACTGTAACGACAGCAGATTCTTTGGCATACAGTCGTTGGACAAACAACGTGGCCCAAAACCCGGCGTTTAACACATACATCCAAGATGTTTTGAATCCATACATGATTTCCAACTCAAGTACGTATGCTGCGTACTTGCTCTTTACGTAAGGAGCGATGATGAAAAAAATGACGCTAGAACAACACGCCAAGCTGCCCCCCGAAAAGGCGCACGGCAAGAACGCCAAGGGTTTCAAGAAAGGCGGTCCCACCTCTGAGGACCGCATGCGCCTGGGCAAGAACATGGCCCGCGCCATGAACCAGAAGTCGGGGTGAAACATGGGCAAAATCAAGCAACTCCCTCCTGCCAAGCAGGCATACCCGCAAGAGGCTGAGAACCCTCGGGATCTGTGCATGGTGCTGGGCAACATCTCCAAGCATCCTGCTCCTGCGGCCAAGACCACGGGGATCAAGCAGCGCGGGTCCGGTGCAGCTACGCGGGGCTTCATGTCTCGCGGGCCGATGGCGTAAAACATGAACTACACCGAGTTGAAGACCGCTGTTGAGGATGCTACTGAGAATACGTTCTCAGCGACGGACTTCGCTAATCTGACCAGACTCAGTGAACAGCGCATTTACAACTCGGTGCAGCTTCCTGCGCTTCGCAAGAACGTCACCGGCACGCTGACCAACGGGAATCAGTACCTTGCTGCGCCAACAGACTTCTTGTCTGTCTTCAGTCTTGCGGTCATTGACGGATCTGGGAACTACGAGTACTTGCTGAACAAGGATGTGAACTTCATCCGCTCGGCGTTCCCGAACCCCAGCACGACCGGAACTCCAAAGTACTACGCGCTGTTTGGCCCTGATTCGTCAAATTTAACGGAGTTGACCTTCATCCTCGGTCCTACTCCTTCTGCTGGGCTGACCGCAGAACTGCACTACTTCTACTACCCGGTCAGCATTGTGACTGCGGGTACGTCTTGGCTGGGTGACAATTTTGATTCTGTGCTGTTCAACGCAGTGATGTTGGAAGCAGCACGGTTCATGAAGCAAGAGCCTGACATCATGCAGATGATGGACAAGGAATACGTTCAATCACTGACATTGCTGAAGAACCTTGGTGATGGGAAAAATCGCCAGGACGCATACCGCAGTGGGCAGGTCAGGACAAAGGTTATTTAAATGGCGATTGTTCAGACGATGACCACCAGCTTCAAGGCGGAGCTATTCACGGGCACCCAGGTTTTTGGTACGGACACGTTCAAACTTGCTTTGTACACCTCGTCTGCGGATCTAGGCGCTACGACCACGGTCTATTCTTCAACCAACGAAGTGGCTGCAAGCGGGTCATACGTTGCTGGTGGCGGGACGCTGACAGGCGTAACAGTGGCAAGTTCTGGCACTACCGCTTGGGTGACGTTTGACAATATCGCATTTACCTCTGCGACCATCACGGCCCGAGGAGCGTTGATATACAACTCCAGCAAGGGAAATAAATCTGTCGCGGTGCTGGACTTTGGGCAGGATAAGTCCTCCTCTAGTAGTACGTTTACCGTCCAGTTCCCTGTTGCAGATGCAACCAACGCAATCATTCGTATCGCGTAAGGAAATACCATGTCCATGACCAACGCCGCCGAAGCGGCACTCCTCGACCTCCTGTTCCTGAACGTTGATTGGGCCAACATCGGGGACGCTGCTGGCCTGCAGAACAGCGCCACGGCAGGTTCGTTTTACATCTCGCTGCACAGCGCAGACCCCGGCGAGGCGGGCAACCAGAGCACCAACGAGATCAGCTACACCGGCTACGCCCGCGTAGCGGTGAACCGCACGGCAGGCGGCTGGACGCGGACAACCTCCACCATCGCCAACACCGCGCTGGTGCAGTTCGGTCAATGTACGGCGGGGTCCGCCACGGCCACGCACTTCGGCATCGGCACGGACTCCACAGGCGCGGGCAACCTGCTGCTGAAGGGCGCGCTCAACGCCAGCCTGTCCATCAGCAACGGCATTCAGCCGCAGTTTGCTGCTGGTGCCATGACCGCCACGGTGGACTGATGTGGTGTACCGCTGCGCTCACTGTCGGGAGTTGCTGACGCTGACA